TGGCTTTTATAGTCCCCAATGTGGAACTGGTAGTAATGCATGGGCATCTCCGCAAACTCCCAAAAGGAAACTTCGGCAGGAGGGGAGTTCTCTTTTCGACTGAGTAGCTACTCTCAGCCTAGCCGGGTTTCGCAAAATTTTAATCCAAAAACCATTGAGGCCGCAAGTCTTTCACCTGCCACAGCCGCGCTTTGGGCACAACCGTCCATTGGCTAATGGCTGCCAGGCTGATGCCCAGCAATTCAGCCAGCGCCTTGCGTGAGCCTGCTTTGTTGATAAGTTCCTGTTTGGTCATCCTGCCATTGTAAGCTAACTTACGGGCATCAAACATAGGGTTTGCCCTAACGCATTTCGCAATGTAAGTTTGCTTAATGTGTGTAAGCTGGCTTATACTTGCCTCAGCCGCAACATTCCGAAGCGGACTATTTAGGAAAATCAAATGACACACGAAACCTGGGACAGCATCATCACGGCGGCAGCTATTGCCATCATCAGCTACACCATTGGCTACTTTGTCGGAGGTGGTCTGTGAACACAACTAAATACACATATGAGAACGCGGTTTTTGAAATCGCCTATGACGTTATCAAGTGTGATGACCCTAGAAAAGAATGGGTCAGCATTTGGTCAATCACGCACAACGGCGTTGAGTTCTTTGACATTTTGAGCAAAGACTTGATCAAATACTTGGAAGAACAACTCGAAAAAACATTGTTGGGGGATTAAATGGCTATTTACACATACATGGAAATTGAATGGGATTTGAAAGACAACGGCGAATATGCCAAATTGTTGGTTGGTTACGAATACGACATGAAAGATGACAGCTTGACCGTTTTTTCTGTCATGCAGGACGGGTTGGAATGGGTGGACTACCTTAACACCGCAACCCGTCAATACCTGTGCAAATACATCAACGAAAGGATTGAAAAATGAACGCAATGGAAATCATTAAAGATTGTGAAGACCGCGCCCAGGCTTACAGCACCAACACCGCTGACCGGCTGGCCTACGAAGTTGGTTGCTTGCGGGCGCAAGTGCGGCATCTGTGCCAAGAAATGGAATACGCTGTGGAAGAAATCGGCAACATTGAAAAAATGCTGATGGGAGAACGCGCATGAAATACTTACTATGCCTGGCGTTGGTCGGCTGCGCCAGCGACCCGCCAATGACCCATCAGCAACTGGTAATGGACAAGCAAATCCAATCGATGGGCCGGTCTGAGGTCATTGATGCTGTCAAACAATGTGAGACATCCGGCTTGCGGGCAATCACAGTGTTTGGCAAGCGCAAAATCAATGGTTACACCGCCGAAACCATTGTTGATGTTACCTGTGGCCCACGATATTACTGATGCAAAAAATTAGGAGCATAAAAATGGACGACCATGTAAAACCTGACCGTGAATTGGAAGAATACGAATGCCCTGAATGCGGGCGAGACTGTGGGCAGAAAGTCAAAGGCGAAGTTGGCACTTGCTGGCACTTTTATTGTGAACATTGTGGAATTGATTTTGGGGGTGACTTATGAAAAATATTGCATCAGCTTTGGTACGCGCCCAGCGCGGGTTTGCACCGGCGTTAAAAACGTCCACAAACCCGCATTTCCGGTCTAAGTACGTTGACCTTGCCGGTTGCATTGAGGCCGTTGTAGATGCCTTAAATGCCGCAGGAATCGCATTGATTCAGCGCACATCTGAGGACAGCACCGGCGTAACCGTGGAAACGGTGTTTGTGCATGAATCAGGCGAAATGATGGAATGCGGAAAACTGCACGTTCCTGCCAGCAAACAGGACGCGCAGGGCTATGGCTCGGCATTGACTTACGCCAGGCGCTACAGCCTTATGGCGGCGGCTGGAATTGCGCCGGAAGATGATGATGGCAATGCGGCATCTAGAACGCCAACTCCAAAAGTGTCAGCGACCAAGACCGACCTTGTGCCGCCTAACCGCATGGCAGTCGTTGCAGATGTTGCAGCAGCCATTGATGAGCGCATGAGCGCCAATGACCTAATCGGTGCGTTTGAGGAATATTTGGGCGTTACCGATGTGGAAGAAAAAACCGCTTTGTGGGGAATGCTTGACAGCAAAACCCGCAGCAGCATTAAAAAACACGCCGAATCACTTAAAGGGTAATCATGTCAAAAACAAAAATGGAAGTCACTTGTATCGTTGGAAGTTACACCAATGCCGATGGTCAACAAAAAAACCGCTACCAGCGCATTGGGTCAATCATCCAAACGCAAAAAGGCGAAATGCTTAAGCTGGATGTAATCCCGTTGAAAGATGGCGGTTGGGACGGTTGGGCGTTTTTGAATGAGCCGCGCCCACGCGAGGACAAATATCAAGGTTTGCCAAAGGAAAATGATGATGACATTCCGTTCTAGAAACACCGATCCGGCAACAAGCTGGATGGCAGCGGCGCAAGCCGATGACCTTGCTAAAGATCACGCCATCATCATTGTTGATTGCTTGCAAAAATACGGGGCACTTGGCAAGGACGGCATCATGCTGCTGTCCAAGTTGGACAAGAATCAGATCAGCCGCCGGTTGCCCGAATTGGAACGCCAGGGGCTGATTAAGCAAACGGGCCAATTGGTCAAATCATTGTCAAACCGATTGGAACGTGAATGGGTTTTTCAACCACAACAGAGGTCACTGATATGAGATTGATTGAAACCATTTTTGCTTTGATTGGCGTTTGGTCTGTGATGATGGCGGGATTTTTTTGGGTTGGTTACGCCACCTATTGCCCGCCATGTGGCAGTGTGTTGGCAATTTTCACAGAGCAATGCAAATGAATTTTAACCAAATCCCAACACACGACGAATTGCATGGAGGAAAAGCCAAGGACATGACCTTGCGTGACCATTACGCTGGATTGGCTATGCAATCTTTGATTAGCGGAAAAGATTACATAAATGAGCCACCAAAAATGATTGCTCTTGATGCATACACATTGGCAGACGCAATGTTAAAAGCAAAGGCTTACAAATGAACGATGAAGACGATTCCGGCGGCGGCTTTTTTGTTGACATGATCAAAGCCATCATTGCCATATTTTTCTTTGTGCTGTTTATGTCTGTGGTCGCAAGCATTGTGTGGGGATTAATAGCATGATCCATGTTCTTTACATACCCGTCTTGTTTGTGTGCATGAATAATAATTGCGAATTTATGCAAACGCAAACTTGGTACAAGACTGAACAACAATGCCGCGCTGCGGTAGATGTGCAGAAAAAAAATCTGCAAAAGATGGCGCTCAAAGGTGGTCAGATGGTCACGCTGATTGAAAGCACTTGCATAACTTTGAAAGGTGGAATGCTATGACCGGATTTGATTCAAAGCGGCAAATGGCTGCGGACAAGTTGCAAGAGCATAAAGCATTGAAGCTGGCGCTAGAGGCGTTGGAAGCGGTCAACCCATCGCTTGTGTGTGATATGGCGCATCACTCAAAAAAATACCAACACGGCATTGGTCAAACTTGCCCGCTTGAAATAAGACACTTAGAAACCATCACCGCCATCAAAGCAGCCTTGGCACAGCCAGCGCAGGAGCCTGTGGCGTATGTAACTGGAATGTCTTTTGGTAGGTTTATTGTTGAGCCGTTAAACCGCGCAATGGTTTTGCCTGTTGGCATGGCGCTTTATTCTTTACCACAAAAAAACACATGAGTTACATTGTTGCGGCGTTGCCGCCATTGAAATGTTTTGTGCGGCGTGAGTTTTTGCACAATTTCACTAAGGGCCACGGCGAACTAGAGCCAGCCATTTGGATCAGCATCAAAGCCTTGCGCGGGCAAGTGTTTAGGATTGAATCTTTGTTGCCAGCTTACGGGGCGTTGTACGACAAGCTGCCCATCCATGCCTATGTGTGGAAAACAGACCACGGCAATTTGCCCATTGACTTTTTGCAACTATGGGATTGCATGGGCTATCGTTTCACGGTTGTGGAAAAGATTGCCTTGCGTAATCTAGGCGTGAAATTCCTTGGCAAAGACAAGCAATGGCATTACGGCACATATCTTTTTACTGTAGATTTTTGCGCTGACGGGCAAGATTTGGACACCGGCTTTACTGAACAGGCCGAAGAACACAAATCGTTCAATTTCATGCGTTTAGAAAACGGGCAATTTGCTTGTCAGCCGAACAATCGCTGTTTTTGGTATGACCAAAGCCTTGTGCCTGCTGAAACAAAGTTTCCTGACTTCCAAGCCGCGCAGACTTTTTGGTCGGTCGATGGCACACGCAAATGGAGTGCTGGCGACGATTGGTTTTACGACATCAAGGAGAAAAACCATGAATGATATTGTGAAATGGCATTATTCAGAAAACATAGTAACCATGATATGCGCCTGCGTGTCGGCGTACTTCATAAGCCCCTGGTGCTTTCTGCTGTTGCTAAACATTAGTTACATAAAAGTTAAGGAGAAAAATGGTGATTGACTATGCAAGACCCTGCATGAACGCTGAAAAGGCGCTTAAAGACGCGCATTGGGCCGTGTTGGATAACAAGCCTGACTTGGCTATCAAATTGACCCTAGAGGCGCTTGTCGAAGTTTCAAAGATGCACGCCGCATTGGTGCATCAAGTCAAAACACAAGTTAAGTGATTTTTGCGCCTTGCTGTAGCTGGGCAAGGGTCATTCCACCCGTATATTGAAAGTGCGGGTATTCTTTAAACGTCTTCCAATCACCAGCCCACTCTAGGCCGCAAGATTTGCCAATCTCGCCCACTTGTTTCCACATGGCCTGATCGTCCCATATGGCCTTTCCATTGATTAACGGCACAACATCTAGGGCGCATCGGTGATTGTGCCAAGATTGCCCTGCTTTGGCCCTTGTCACTATGTTGCCAGGCGTTGTGCGGCCTTGGGCATAAAGCGCGTCTTGGCTTTCGCTGTCGCGGTAAGTAGAGGTCACCAGCAAGTCAATGCCCTTGGCCTTGGCAGCGTCTACAAACGCCTGTGCCCGCTGTTTAACGGGCGGCGCTAGGTCATCCAAGCTGCGGGAGTTGATCATTTGGCGGCAACCCCGTTGATTTTCTCCGCAGTACGCATACCGCCAAGGCCAAGCATTCCCAAAAGCAAAGGCATCATTGTGCCCATGTCCATGCTTGGAAATTTGATAGGGTGACCATAGATTGCGCTTCCCCATTCAGCCAATGGGCCAATGACAAATTGAACGGCAAAGCCTGCGCCGCACACCCAGCCAATGCCTGGTCGCCAACCGCTAACAAACACCGATGGATTTGCAGCCTCGGCTTTGTTGATGTCAAGCTGGCCCGCAATCATTGCCAGTTCGCCAGACTGCTGTAGCTTGAACAGTTCTAGTTTGGCAGCAGCAGCCTGTGCAGGATCAGGCCACAGCCGATCCATGACTTTGCCGCCAATGTCTAGAAGTGCGCTTACGGGATCAAGTGCCATCTTTTACCTCGTCCATATGTGAGCCTACTTTAAGGCCGGAGAGCCAACCTATCAAGCCACCGACAATGGTTTGAAAAGCAGGGCCAATGATTTCAAAAATCTTGGTGTTGTCCACTTCTTTCACAAACAGCCCGTGGACTAGCGCACCAATAAGAACAACAACCACAGAGCAAAGGGTTGCGGTCACCATCATGGTCACCCAATAAATCAACCGGTCTTTAGCATCCATCATTTTGCCCTTTCATGCAATTGCTCAATTCTTGCCCGAATTTTCATGCTGTCAGATGACCCCATAAGAGTCGGCAAATTTGCGTAGATCAAGGTCAGTTGCTGTTTATTGCAAGCTGGCCCTGATGCATCCAACCAATCCCACGCCTTGTCTGCGCGTTCTTTTGGGTTGTTGGTTGAGTACATAAGGTTTACAAAATCAGAAACGCTGCATTCACGTTTAACCGTTGCGCCGTACACAAAGGCGGCAATCAAAAAAATAACAAAACCGCGCATTCATTTGTCGGCTTTTGCTTCTAGCTTGTCAAAGATGCGTTCTAGCGTTGCGTCAATTTTGTCAAACCGGCTTTCAATGTCTTTTTTGCTGACATAGTTTTTGGGCAAATCAATTTCAAGGGCTTTGATGTCAGATTTAAGAAATTTCACAGAATCCCATATTTCTTTACACCACCAGCCAATGGCAACAAGCAATATGCCGCCGACAAAGTTAAACATTGCTTGGTATTCCATCATGCCACCTCAGTCCAAGATAGTGTGGCTTCATCCCATGAGTACAGTTTGCCATCTGTAGGCATTGCAGTTGGCGCTGTCCATTGGCAAGTTTCTTCCACCAATATCCAACTTGGAAATAGCTGGGGCGGGATAAAGGCATCGCGGCCTTCGTCGTAGGTGTAGCCGATGCCAGCGTAGTTTTTACGCAATGGCGTACCGCCATTAGCATGAACACCACCATGAGTGTTATAGGAAGTTTGAATCCACCCATTACCAAAAATGCCAGAATCAATGACATCTTGTTCAGCAACAATCACTTGAGTGACAGTTCCATTTTCAATTTTTGCAAAATGTGACATTGTTTTTATGCCGTGTATGAACCAGAACTGGTAAATTTCAAAATTGTGCTTGACCCGCTGGTTGTGACTGTTGGACTTCCTGTAGTTGTTCCCGTATAACGTGATGTTGGAATTGACAAAATGACAACTCCAGACCCGCCATTGCTTGCGGCTGATGCACCAAACCTATTGCCACCAGCACCACCACCCGTGTTGGTTGTGCCTGATGTGCCGTTAGCGCCTGAGTCAACGCCACCATTGCCACCGCCACCTGTGCCGCCTGTGCCGCCTGTGTAACCAGCACCAGCGCCGCCGCCACCGCCGCCAGCATAGGTAACGCTACTGCCGGTTATGCTGCTTGCAACGCCAACGCCACCCGCACCACCTACTGTGGTGGTTCCATTTCCTCCAACTGCTCCAGCGCCACCGCCGCCACCAGCGGTAGAGTTAGCAGAAGAACCGCCAACCCCGCCGTTATTTCCTTGACTTGGAGATGTGGATGGCGTATTTCCTGCGCCACCAGTTGAGGCAACTTGGCTATCACTACCACCACCAGAACCGCCTGCTACGCCATTACCGCCTGGTACGCTTGGAAAACCATATCGGCCACCCGCACCGCCGCCAGATGAAGTGAAAGTAGAAAAGATCGAATCTCCACCGGATGAGCCTGTGACACCATCACTTGTTGCGCCTGCACCGCCAGCGCCGACTGTAATTGTGTAGGTTGTACCGCTGGTTAAGGGTAAATTTGAACCTGAGCGTAAACCACCCGCACCGCTACCACCTACGCCAGTTGCTCTTGTTCCGCCACCACCGCCAGCAACTACAAGATAAGACGCAACAAGCGGCGCTTTTGAAGTATTGAAAAAAAAGTTTTTAGACGAAAACATTATGCAAACGCCTGTGCTGCATTGCCGTACCAAACAGAGCCATTAGCCACAAAGCTGATGATGTCCACCGCCGATGCGGTTGCCGTGATGGTCGGCGCAGTACCGCCAGGCCATTTCACGCCGGTGAATGTTGCCGTGGTCATGCCTGTTGCGGCCTGAGTCAAAATCAAGATAAATGACTTTCCAGCAGTTGCCGTAGGCATGGTAAATGTGCAAGGTGTGGATGCTGTGAGGGTTGCGGTTAACACCGTGCCGTTTGTCAGCGCCAATGTGCTAGATGCGCCTACCGTTCCAACCGCTTGCAGGGTTTCCACATAGTTGGTAACAGTGGGATTGGTCAGCGTCTTGTTGGTGAATGCCTCAGAACCCGCCAAGGTTGCCAATGTGCCTGTGGTCGGGAATGTGACGTTGGTTGCCGCTGTAGCGGTCAAAGTTAGTGAATACGCGCCTGATGTGGCAAGGGTTGCGCCGTCCGCAATGGTCAGCGTTGCAGCCGTTGCAGGCGTTGTAAATGCAATTTTGTTGATGCTGGTTGCCGTAGCCACGCCCAGCACAGGGGTAATCAATGTCGGCGTGTTGTCCAACACCATTTTGCCCGTGCCGGTCACCGATGCGGACAAGGTAACGCCGCCGTAATTGAGGGTTGTGCCAACAAATAACGCCTTGGCAATACCTAACCCGCCTGCGGTGTAAATCGAGCCTGTAGAACCGCTTGTGGTGTCTGTGGTTAGGCTTGAATTGATGCCCTGTGCAAACGGGATTCGCACGGTGGTCGCCGTTTGACCGTCTTTTGTGATTGCGGTGGACAGGCCGGTTGCTAGGTCTGCGGTCAGCGCATTGAATGCAGAACTGCTGATAACCGTGCCGGTCACCACGGGCTGACCCGAGGTGTTGATTTGGAATGTGCCGGAGCCGTTGTAACTCATTTTTTCACCTATTCGGTTGTTGTGCCATCGTGTTTGCTAAAACCGCTTGCCTAGCTTGGGCCTCTCTAAATTGCTTTAATGTTATAGGCAATTCTTGTAATGTACGCGCTGCCGATGGGCCTTGTTGCATTAGCAATTTTGCCATCTCATTGCGCGTTTGCTCGGGTGTAGAAATCTTTTTTCCAAGATTCATAACCGTGCTTAACAGCGGCGCAGCATTGCCTTGGCTGGCGCTTGCAACCGCTTGACCGGCTTGCATTGCATCATTGGCATCAAGTTCATTGGCTGCAAATAAGCGTTGCGCTGTTTGTGATCCTCTGCCAATTTTTTCAAATTCTTTAAGTCGGGCTTCTTTTGCTACAAATGCCGCAAATTCTCGGTAATCTGTGCCAAATATTTCTTTCAGTTTTCCGCTAGTAGCTGGCTCTTTGTACATTTTTAACAATGATGTTTGACCAGCCTCAGTTCCAACTTTATCCCGCAAAGATTGCAAAGCACCAATCCTAAACGCATCCAATTCGCTGGCACTCATTCCTTTAGTCAATTCTGAAACGCCAATTTCGTCAGTTTTCATTGCCATGCGACCAGCTTTGACTGCGCTTTCAAGCTGAGATGGCCCTTCAAACGCATTTCTTGCCATTTTGTAAATTGATTCTTTTGTTGTTGGGTCTTTAGGACTTAATTTGTCCATTTTGTTGGTCAAATCAATCCTAAGTTGATCATATGATTTGCTAAGATTTGTAGGTTTACCAAATTCACCTTTTGCCCCTTCTGCCAAATCATACAAAGATTGTTTGACTTTATCTAATGCATCAAAAGGAATATCATCGCCAGGTCGAATTTTGGATAAATCAATTGGTGTTTGGCGGTTAATTTGAGAAAGTTCCTCATATCTACCATGAGCCTTAGGCGCAGCTTGCAATAGTTTATTTAACTCAGGATCAACTTTAACTGACAAATTTTCAATTTGTTTGTATAACGGCGCAGCATCAGTTTTCTTTTGTTGAATTAACGCATCTATGGTTGTTTTGTAACCAGCCCCACCCGTGCCTAAAGCCTCATCAGCAGCCGTCATAATTCTTGCGGGGCGTGTGACTTGTCTGTTGCGAATAAATTGTTCTACAAGGGTTTTGGTTTGCCCTGGCAAAGTTGCCAATGTATCCAACAAAGTTTTTGTAGGTTGACCAGCGGCATCCACCAAAGTTGCCTCTGGGCCAAGTTTGGACAATTTGGCTTGAATTTGATTCAACGCATTACCACCACCGCCTGGCTCAAACAATGAACCCACGCCGCTTTTTGCCAATACTTCAGCAATTTTAAGTTTTGCGGCATCAGATGCTGAAAGTTCACTAAACCTTTGCATGACATTGCTTGCACCAGCACTAGCAGCTTTAGCGCCGCCTTGAAAAACTGGCCCAAGCACCCCGCCCATCATCATGTTTGATTTAAGAGTTTCCCCGTAATCTTTTTGTTGAGATGGCTCAGTTACAGGATTCATTAAACTTGTGCCTGCACCTAAAACGCTTCCCGTTGCTAACAATCGTGGAACCGTAGCAATAGCGGATTCAGGCACAGCCATTGTCAACGCAATGTTTGGAGGACTGACAATGTTTCCCATCATCCTGTTTATGTCAAACCCTTGACTTTGACGATTTGCTTGGTATTTAGCTTCACGTTCAGCAATTGCTTTGTCCATTGCCTGCTTGTCGCCTATGCCGGTTTCCATTGCCAATCGACCACCAGCATAAAAAGGATCAGTAGCGCCCATGTACAAGCCAGGAAATGGGCTTTCGCTTTTTGGAGGCATCAAAGACATGAAATTTGTCAATTGACGTTTAGGTGCAGAATTTTGAGGAACTTCGGCGGCTGGCGCGGGTGCTGGCGCAGGAGCAAATAGTC